TTTGCATATTCGATTTGAACGAATTCCTGTCAACCATTTCTATATTCAATGACCCTGAACTTGAGTTTGAAGAAAAGTATGTAACTATCAGTGAAGGTAAATCTTCTGTGCGTTACTATTATTCGTCACCAACTGTTGTCACAGGTGTTACTAAAATGCCTTCATTCCCTGAAGGTAAAAATAAGTTCAGTATTACACAAGATGAATTGCTTAGTCTAACTAAGGCATCCAATATTCTTGAACTTAACACATTAAAACTATGTAATGATGCTGCTGGTGTATCATTGATTGTAACTGATGTTGATAACTCAACCAGTAATCAATTTAAACAACACATAGACACTTCAGATGTTGAAGATTTTTCAGATGAGGTATCCATTGAATATCTCAAAATGCTACCACTTGACTATGACGTTGAAGTGAAATCTGGTATGTTCATTCACTTTAAAAACGATAAAGAAAATATCCGTTATTGGGTATCGGTGGGTGTGTAATGGCATTGTATAGATTTATTGGGTTTAAAGCGGTTGCAACAAAACCTAACGATGAAGAATATGATGCCCCCTTTATGGTATACTTCCCTATGGGGTTAAATGAAATAACAGGTGAAATGGTTAACACTGCTGTTAGTTCGGCTGTAAGTCAATTTCTACAACTCCATCCAACAGGGTCAATTATATCACAGATGGAACGAACAGTTAATATGGTAGGTAGATAATGATAGATGACGAATTTCTATATGTAGAAAAATATCGCCCACAAACTATTGATGAATGTATTTTACCAGAACGGTATAAAGATAAATTCAAAGGGTTTGTTGAGAAAGGTGAAATCTCAAATTTACTTTTATCTGGTGATTCAGGTATGGGTAAAACAACTATTGCACGTGCATTGGCCCGTGAACTTGGTGCGGATATGTTATTCATAAAGGCATCTGAAGATGGTAACATTGATACATTGCGTACTACGATACGTAAGTTTGCATCAAGTGTATCACTGGAAGGTGGTACTAAAATTGTTATACTGGATGAATCTGATTATCTTAATGCTAATTCAACTCAACCAGCATTGCGTTCATTCCTTGAAGAATTCAGTAAGAATTGTCGATTCATATTCACGGCTAATTATCCAAATCGGATAATTAAACCGTTGCGTTCACGTTTAACTGAAATTGAGTTTAAATTTAATCGAAAAGAATCGGCTGCATTAGCCGGTCAATTCATGAAACGGGTTAAAGAAATACTCAAGAATGAAGAAGTTGAATTTGACCAAAAAGTGGTTGCTGAAATTATTATGAAATTCTTCCCTGATTTCAGAAAGGTTCTTAGTGAATTACAGGGGTTTGCGTCAACAGGTATCACAGGTGATGCTCTTAGCAAGATTTCTGGTACATCCCTTGATGAGGTCATGGGGTATCTAAAGAAAAAAGAATTCACAAAGATGCGTAAATGGGTTGCGGAAAATAGTGACCATGACCCAATAATGATTATGCGCAGTGTTGTGGATAATGCATATGATTTGTTTGATTCACCATCAATCCCTAATGTGGTGATGTTTTATAATCAATATGATTATCAGAATGCATTCGTTACGGATAAGGAAATTAACCTTGTGGTATTCTTCACTGAACTTATGATGAATTGTGAGTTAAAGTAATGGCCGCATTAGGTGATTTTCTAAATTCGATTAATAATAAAACAGGTATAATTGAACCGGAAGAAGTTCAAAAGGGTTATGTTCCGTTTGTTATTAATCGTACATTGAGTTATTTCATTGATACGGTTGTGTTAGCCAATGAAATGAACCACTATGTGAATACACCTAAGAACTATCAATATCTTTTCTATGTCAATTCTGTGCGCAAGAAAAAGCGATTCACGAAATGGCACAAATCTGAACATGATAAATACTTGGAAGTGGTAAAAGAGTATTATGATTATTCGTATGAAAAGGCGAATGATGCACTCAAATTACTGACAGTTGAACAATGTAAGGAATTAGAAAAGAGATTGTATAGAGGTGGCAAAAATGAGTTCGTGTGTTGATGATATTTTCGAGGGATTAGGTGTTGAAATCACCCTCAAAACAAGTGAAGATTTTTTAAAGGTTAAGGAAACCTTAACACGAATTGGTGTTGATTTGGATATTCTATATCGCAATGAACTGAAAGATGTTGCGGTAAAAGAAAAACAAATCCCTAAAACACTTTATCAATCTTGCCACATATTACATAAACGTGGTCGTTACGCCATTCTACATTTCAAGGAATTGTTTGCATTAGATGGTAAACATTCAGATATTACAGATGTTGATTTAGCTAGACGAAACACAATCGTCAAGTTATTAAGTGAATGGAATATGATTGATGTGGTTAATAAAGAATCATTTTTCACAGTTTCTGATTTTGCAGAAATGAATCAAATGAAAATAATTTCACATAAAGCTAAACACGATTGGGAATTAATTACAAAATATACAATCGGTTCTAACAAAGAAAAATAAGGTAAAATATATTATGGAAACAGAAGCGGAATATAAAACCCCTCCAAAGCGTACACAGAAACATGAATCTAAAAAAGCAATGCAGTTAGGTTTATTTAAAATCTATAGTGATGCATCTGACCCGTTGTGGGCTACTAATGGTTCAGCATGTTTTGATTTAAAGGCATATTTGAAACCTTCAACTGAAGTTAATATTTATGATTCTAACAATGAAAAAACAACTCGAAATGCCCGTGATGAAATTGCCCGTGATGAATCTGGTATCTGGCTAAACCCCGGCGATAGAGCGTTAATCCCAACTGGTCTAGTTTTTGATATTCCAGAATACCATTCAATCCGTATACACCCCCGTTCTGGTCTATCATGGAAATCTGGTCTAAACCTTTCAAACTGTGAAGGTGTAGTTGATTATGATTACGTTGAACAGATGTTTATCTCAATCCACAACACATCGCGCGCGCGAGTATGGATAGCAGATGGTGAACGTATAGCACAAGCTGAACTGGTAGAAGTGATTCACTCAAATGCTATTGACGTGGTTTCACTTTCAAAGAAACCTGCTAAGAAAACAACTCGCTCGGGTGGATTTGGTTCTTCTGGTAAAAAATAGTTGTACTTTATTGGTAGGTGTGGTATTCTACCCGCCTACCAAATAACAATAATAAATAGGTAATTATATTATGTCGATTGAAGAAAGTTCTAAAGTTAAGATTCCATCGCGCCCCCAAGATTTGAAAGATATTGCCAAAGTCATTGATGACATTTGTAATGTTAAAACAATGATTGCTGCGAAGAATGATTACATCAAAGAAGCTAAGAAGGCTTTGAAAGATGACTATGAATTGGATGGTTCGGCAATTACGCTTATGATTAAGTTGCGTGAAAAAGAAATGGCTGAAGATTATTTTGAAACACAAGATGAACTTCATACATTGTATGAAAAACTGTTTAATTTAAATGAAAATGGAGATAGTGAATAATATGGGTACAACTATTATAATGTTGATACTGGATACTGGTGAATACATGATGGGTGTTCAAATATCCAATGATGAGAACGGTGTTGTGTTGGATAAACCAGTTGCTGTTCAGGTTCGTGAAGATGGTCAAGGCTTGATGTTTATGCCATACTTACAGTTGGTTGAAGAAACTCAATGTTTATATAAGCCACACCATGTACGTCATGTATTATCACCAAAAGAAGCACTGGTTGATAACTACCGCAAACAGTTTCTTGATGACGTGGGGTTGATGGTTCCTGACCAAAACATAATCTCATAATGATTAAATTGTTATCCAGATTTGTAGTGATGGTATCACTGGTTATGGTTTTATCCTGCACCAGTGATACCACTTCAGATTTAGTGATTAACACTTTACCTGATAGAGATTTAATGTTATCTTGGAATACAGTAACGAGATACATGTCAGATGAATGTATTGTAGGTGATATACAATATACGTTATATTATGGTAATCAAAGTGGTGTTCACCCTATAACACTTGAGATACCCTCAGTCAGTATTGAATGTTCCCATACTACATATGATACACAATGTGGTGTATTTAAAATGCGGTGTAGCTATATACTAACTGATGTACCAAAAAATAATTGGTATTTTACATTAACTGCTACAGATGAAGCGGGTAATGAAAGTGCTAAATCAAATGAGGTAAATGTTTTACTTCAGTAAATCGACAATTAGGGAGTCTAATAATGTCAAATAAAAAGTATGATTTAATAATCTACATAGGTAGATTTCAACCTTTCCACAATGCACATGAATATGTTGTTCGTGCTGCTCAGGAACTAGCAGATGAAGTTCTTATTCTAATAGGTTCATCAAATGTTGGTCGTTCTATTAAAAATCCTTTCACAGGTGATGAAAGGTATTTCATGATTCTAAGAGCATTACCTGATTTTGATAATTCATGTGGTGCAATTAAATTTATCAACGATTATACCTATGATAATAATCTCTGGGTTGGACACGTGGGTGAAGTTGTTAATGAATATGCAGGCCCACGTATGTGTCAGAAGATTGGTGTTATTGGTCACGATAAAGACCATAGTTCATTCTATCTAAACTCATTCCCTCAATGGGATTATATACCTATAGGTTCGTATCCAGAAAAAGGTAATATAATTGATGCAACACAGATTCGTCGCCTGTTGTATACACGTAATTATCATTTCATTAAGGGTGTAATTTCACCTAATGTGTATGAATGGATTGATAAAGAATTTATATACACAGATGAATATGATGGGTTGGTTGAAGAACATAACTTTGTTGAGAATTATAAAAAGGCATGGTCGGTTGCACCTTATCCACCTGTATTTGTAACGGTTGATTCTGTTGTGTATCAATCAGGTCATGTGTTACTCATACAGAGAGGCGGATTCCCCGGTAATGGTCAGTGGGCATTGCCGGGTGGATTTATCGGCCCACATGAAACATTAGAGTACGCGAGTATTCGTGAACTGCGTGAAGAAACCCGCGTTAAAGTTCCTGAAAAGGTTCTACAGGGTTCCATTGTTGCAAGTGAAGTATTCGATGACCCTAATCGGTCTACACGTGGTAGAACTATCACACACACATACCTGTACCAATTAGACGATTCTGAATCTCTACCAAGAGTTAAAGGTTCTGACGATGCTATGGCTGCTAAGTGGTTTTCACTGGCAGAAATAAATGACATGGCAACTGAAATGTATGAAGAACATTGGCACATTATCAAGCACATGTTAACTAAACTTAAACAACATTAATAGGGAGTCTATTATGAATAACAATATTATTTTAAACACAGATAGTTATAAAGTATCCATGTACGAACAGTATCCTGAAGGTACGGAATATATCTCATCCTACATTGAAGCACGTGGTGCGGATGACCCAGATTATCAGAGTGTATTATTTTTCGGCCTGCAAATTTTTATCAAGGAATACTTGACAAAACCTATTACCCGTAAAGAGTTATATGAAGCACGTGATATTTACGCAATGCACGGTGTACCATTTAACTTTGATGGTTGGATGTACATTGTGAATCAATGTGGTGGTAAGCTTCCAATTGAAATCAGTGCAATTCCTGAAGGTACACGCACACCACTAGGAACTGCACTGGTTCAAGTTCGTAACACTGATAAGAATGTTCCGTGGTTAACTACATGGGTTGAAACTGCACTACTACGTGCAATTTGGTATCCAACAACTGTTGCTACAAATAGTTGGACTATCAAACAATTCATGAAAATGTACTATGACATGGATGGTTCTAAAGATGGTCTGAATTTTAAACTACATGACTTCGGTTCACGTGGTGCAAGTTCAATGGAATCTTCAATGATTGGTGGCCTTGCACACATGGTTAACTTCATGGGCACTGATACAGTTTCTGCATTGGTTGCTGGTCGCAGATGGTATAATGAAAAGTGTGCTGGATTCTCTATTCCGGCTGCTGAACACAGCACTATCACAACATGGGGTGAAGAAAACGAAGTTGATGCATATCGAAATATGCTGAACAAGTTTGGTGGTAATGGTAAAATGTTAGCTGTTGTATCTGATAGCTATGATATTTACAATGCTGCTAGAAACCTTTGGGGTGATGAACTGAAACAGGAAGTTATTGATTCTGGTGCAATTGTAGTAATTCGTCCAGACTCAGGCAATCCAGAAACTGTACCAATTGAGATTATTAAAATCTTAATGGATAAATTCGGATACACTGAGAATGAACAAGGATTTAAAACACTACCGGGCAATGTGCGCGTCATTCAAGGTGATGGTATTAACCGTATGAGCATTAAAAATATCTTGCAAAATCTTCACAAGAGTAAAATGACGGTTGATAACCTAGCTTTCGGTATGGGTGGTGCGCTACTTCAAGGCTCAGATGTACAACCTATTAATCGTGACACATTGAAGTTTGCTATGAAGGTTAGTGCTATCTGTGTTAATGGTGAATGGCGTGATGTGTATAAGAATCCAGTAGGTGATTCAAGTAAAGCATCTAAGCGCGGTGTTCTTGATACAGTAACTGATGGGTTTGGGAATGTACTAACAGTACGTGTTGGTGAAATGCCAATTGGTTACAACTCAATGATGCCTACTGTTTATCGTGATGGTGAACTGTTGATTGAAGATGACTTTGCAACTATCCGAGAACGTGCTAACTATTCAGGATAATGTTTCCAAAAAGTCTTGACATAAACAGAGGGGTTGGTGTAAGCTGACCCTTTTATTTCTATACTAAAATAATATAAAGA